GGTGGCGTAGGTGAAATCCTAGAAAAGCTTCGCATTGATATTATTGGCGCTTCACAAATTCCTCATACCATTCTGTTTGGTGAGAGCCCTGGAGGGCTTGGTTCTACTGGTCGCAGTGAAGAGCGTGACTTTGCAAAGCACTTAGGAGACTATCAAGCCTCCCATTACAAGCGTCCGCTGCAGCAGCTCATGAAGATGCTCATGCTTAGCAAAGATGGTCCCACTGAAGGAAGGCTTCCTGAGTCGTGGCGCATTAAATTCAACGATTTGTTTGAACTGAACGAAAGAGAGAAAGCAGACGTTCGTGCCCGCGTAGCAGCCGTAGACGGTCGTTACATTCAACTTGGTGTGCTGCACCCGCAGGAAGTGGCGGATGCGCGTTACGGCGGCTCTGAGTGGTCAATGGAACTCACTCTTGACCCATCGCTCCCTCTTCAGTAACCGCAGGCTCCTGGACAGAAAGAAGTGCCTCCTGGTGGGCGCGATCCCTTGAACGAAGAGAATGGCACTTTGCCAATGGACGGCACTAGGGAAGTTGCAGACGGCGCTGGTTTATATCTTCCAGGCGACTTAGAGCACGAACGCGGAGATGTTACTTTTACCGACGAAGCCCTGCACAGTCGTGCGGTAGCTGCAGCAAAAGCAAAATTCAAAGTGTGGCCGTCTGCTTATGCCAGTGGTTATGTAGTCCAACAGTACAAGCGCATGTATAAAGAGAAACATGGTTCCACTAGCGGTGCATTTAAGGGGGGCGATGGCGAAATCCATGCTGATGATCTTGGTCAGTGGTTTAAGGAAGGCTGGGTAAGAATTGGCGCCAATGGTGAAATCATGGGACCATGTGGCGGACGTGGCGAAAAAGAAGGAAAGCCCAAGTGCCTTCCACAGGCGAAAGCTCAAGCCATGTCTAAGGAAGAGCGTCAAACGATTGTAGCCCGCAAGCGTAAAGCTGACCCTGATCCTGATCGCAGGGGGCCAGCAAAGCTTGTTAGCAGCAAGGTAGATGCTATTGAGCCCATGAAAGTGGAAGGGCTAATGCTTGCTGACATTGACGAAGCTGCGTTTATTTCGGACGAAGACATTGAGGATGCCATGAAGCAATGGAAAGAAGAAGCTCCTGCACAGTTCAAAGAGCTACTAGAGGCTGACAATGCTGAATGATTTATCTTCGTTCAGCAGCGCCGTCATGTCCATCAGGATGGACGCTGAATGGTCTTATGACCGTCGCAGCGGACGTTATCGTGACGAGAAGGGCCGTTTCCTAAGTAAAGCGTCAGTGGGCAAGCTTGTTGATGGTCGCATTGACAAGCTGGAAACGCAACTAAAGCGTTTCACGCGGATGTTAGGAGACGGCTCAATTACGCTTGATCAATGGCAGGGAAGCGTCCGTGAAGCAATTAAAGCAGCGCACATTCAAGCAGCGACCATTGGCTATGGCGGAAGGGCCGAGATGGGAAGCGCGGAATATGGTCGCATCGGCCAACGCCTCCGTTCGGAATACACTTATCTACAAGGTTTTGTACGTGACCTTTTGGATGGCCGTATTTCTGCCCCTATGGCTACTGCTCGTATTGGCCTCTATGCTCAGAGCGTGCGGGGCTCTTATTGGCAAGGCACGGAAATGCGCGAGCAACAACGTGGGTTTTCGTTGATGCGCCGTATCCTGGATGCTCAAGCAGTGCATTGCCAAGATTGCATTGGCTACGCAGCGCGTGGCATGGTGCCTATTGGCAGCGTTCCTATGCCTGGAGTGCGTTGTGCATGTGGAGCACGCTGCAAATGCACGGTTAAATACTTTAGACAGCAACCACAAGCTGTGCCAGTATAGTAAGGCAAAGCTTGAAGCCCATGAAAGTCCTTGTAGGAGACACTGGTTTAATTGGCAGAGTTTTGCAGCAATCTACTAACTTTGATGCCACCTTTAATTCCAGCAACATTCACGAGCTGCCGAATATTGCCAATATGCCGGGGCAAGTAGACGAGCTGTATCTTGCATGTCTGCCCGCGACGAAGTGGCTAGTTAATCAAGACCCAGCAAAAGATTTAAACAATATTCTTTCCATTGTCGATGTATTGACGACAGTTTGGGCGACAAAAGTAATTCTTATTTCTACTATTGATATTTATCAACATACTGACTGCGGAGCAAGTGAAGACTTTTGGACACATTTTGGCCCATTGGGTTACGGCTCCAACAGGCTTCTATTTGAAACACTTATCCAAAACACGCTTGCTTTTAACACTTGCATTGTGCGGCTCCCCGCTGTCTTTCATCCGCTCATTAAAAAGAACATTTTATTTGACTTGCTTAATGATAATAATGTGGAGCAAATCAATGGCAACTCGGCCTATCAGTGGTATCCACTTAATCGTCTATGGCAAGACATTCAATCGGTAAAAGGCGAAGGTGTAATCAATCTGTTTCCGCCTCCCATTGAAACTTTGGACATTATTGACAAGTTTTTTCCGAATGCGCAAATCGCTTCTGGGGATCGAATTTCTTACGATTACAGCACCATGGCCACGCAAAGTGGTTATTGGCTTTCCAAGGATGAAGTGATGCAAGAGATGGAGGCATTTATCAATGAAGCTCGGAGTTAGCGCGATTGGCTGGGAAGCCGAGGACCATTCTGAAATTATGCTGCATCTTCCCGATGGCATTGAACTATTAGAAGCAGTGCCTTTTAAAAGGCACAGTCGTTTTTCTGGCTGTCTACAAAAATATTCTGCTCAATCGTTGTTCTACGGCATGGACATTGATGCGTTTTGGAATGAACAGGCTTTTGATCTGTGCTTGGCAAAGTTAATAGCAATGGCGCAAAAATATGAATGGAAAAGAATGGTACTTGGCAGTCCAGGGTTGCGCAAAGATGACAGGCGTTATTTAATGGACGCGCTTGCAAGAAACAACGATGCGCTTGCCGCCATTGATTGTATTGTTTGCATTGAGCCCGTGGCTAAGCCATATGGTGGTGAATACTTTTTCACGGTTGAAGAAATTGTTCAAAGCCTTGCCGAGTATTCTTTATCGCACGTAGCAACAATGATCGACACAAACAGTGCATGGCTAGAGAGTCAATGGCCAGAAGACGTGCTTCTTCAATACTTTCCATACATTAAGCATGTCCACATTAGTGACCAAAACATTGGCGCCATTATTTGCCAGGACAAGCACGAACGTTTTGCAGAGGCATTGCGTAATACGAAGTATGAAGGCGGAGTAATTCGCGAGCTATTAAAGGCAAAAAACTATCCAGGCGAGTACGATTATTTCGCTCAAATTTATAAGCCATTTAGCGTCTGACGCACTCGCTCTTCAATCAAATAGATACCTTGAATTTTTCCTGTGTAGCAAGACAGAAGATTATCTTGTTGTTTAAATAATGGCGCTCGATAGGCACTGGCATTGCTTCGCTTGCTTTTCATTGAAAGCACAATGCTGTCCTGAGAGAGATGGTCTAAAAAATCAGGCCAGTAATGACAAACATGATTTTCTGCTTTATGTCTAAGCTGCTCCAACTGTTCCCTTGATGGTTCTTCATTAGCAGGGACGACTGACTCCGTTGCAACGCTATGCACCACATGACTTAAAGAAATAGTGCCATTATGGAATGGATAGAAAGAAAACAATGGCCCGTCAATATAAGTGAGAGCACCAAAGGGCAAAGGCTTTTGAATGTTATAAAGAAACATTGCTACTGTTTCAAAGTATTCATTATTTGATGGTTTCAACAGTGCATTATTAGTGCAATCAATTACCAAATCAAAGTCGCATTTTAATTTTTCTACGTCCTTGATTGCAATTTCGTTTTGCTTAAACAATGGAGATAGCTGCTCAGAAAAGAATTTCTTCGTTTCTACGGGAGAAATGTAACGTTCTTGCGTGCGCCAGACCATAGAAGTGTCATGGAGGAAGCTAGTTTCAACTTCTTCATGCTGCCAAAGCAGAGGAGGAAAAATAGTCTTAATGGTTCCAGCGTCCAAAAGGCTCTCATCCTCTGGCACTGCGTACAAATTATCTTTTACAGCGTAAGTAAGCACTCCATATTCGTGCATAAAACGATCAAAAGTGAGCCGACATAATGCGCGTGTGGCGGAATTTCTAGCGTAGTGGTAGCCAAGGTGAAGGCGGTTTTGGTTTACCAGTGAAGCGCCGTGGAATGGCTCATGCTCGCGATCAAAAAGCGTGATGCAATATTCATTTCTAAGCTGATAGGCCAAGTGACATCCCACCCAGCCAGCGCCAATAATTGCCAAGCGTTTCATTAAATGTCAATACAAAGGTGAGGTTGAACGCCTTGCCAATTACTTTTTGCTTTGGCTAGGTCCAATTGAGGGAAGTATTCAATGCGGCGTTGTGAGCCAGTGCCATACGAGTCTGCGTGCCCCTGGTAATTCCACTCGTCAGGGCCATGACGATCTAGGTGGTAAATATGGCAATGTGCGTCTTGAAGTTTCCAAAGCATGTAATCCTCGTTTGGCACGCCCCATTGTTTCCACTGTTGAAGCGCCTCTGGCGAACTGTCCATATTTTTAATGGCCATCAAGCGCTCCCGATGCTGCATGAGATAATCGTGACGATAGAGGCCAATACTCATTGATGGCGTGCATTTCATCGCAACTTTTTCTGGCGCCTCTGCGGGAGGCTCATAGGCTAATTGCTTAAAGGCCGCGCCTGCAATGCAGGTGTCATGCAGAAGAAACCAATACTCGCTTTCCATGGATTGCTCAACAATTTCAATGAGCGGGGTGTATTCAAAAGAATTTTGCTGCGTTAGCAACATTGGAACGCCTTCGCAGTCTGTCAAAGTATGAGCAGTCTGTCCACCATTCACAATTAATATTTCCTCTGGTTCGATACCAGCCGCAAGCAAGCTTGGAATAATTACTGGAATGGTATGGGGCGCAAACTTCTTGCAAGTACTGATACAGAAGCGAATCGAGCCCTCTGGAAGTGCCATTTAGTCCCCTTTTGTCATCAGTATAAAAGCCCACTAGGATGGCGAAGATTCACGAAGGATTATGGCTCGCGTTCTTTATTGCGGTGACGCATTCGTTCAAACGGGCTTTGGACGAGTGGCTGAATACCTGCTCCCTGCGCTTGCTGAGAAGCACGAAGTGCATGTGCTCGCCACTA